GCTCTTTCAATAAGTTGATTGTGGTACTGTGGATAATTTTCTTCTAACTCTGTGATGTACTCATTTCTGATATGTTCTTTTTCATACTCATCCAGCAAACGATAAGTCTCTATTTGCTTTGGCATTGCTATGAAGTTTTCACTCATAAATTTTTGTACATCTTCTGCATTTTCAAACGTTCCAAGACTTTCCGGAACCTCACTTGTTTTTGCTGTAAATTCGATTGTTGCTGGTAAATAATTTTTTACGATTTCCATTTTTAGTTATTGATTAATTTTTTATAAAGTTCAACGGCTCTTTGTTTGTTGTTATCATTCAAAATATGCTTAGCATATTGAAAGACATTTCCAAACTTGTTTTTCTTTAAAATCATCTTTTTTGATAATTTTAGATTATGTGAATTTTGCAATTCTGAAACCCTAGTTCTAAATCCTGATAAATAAGGAAAGTCCATTATTGAAACCTCCCCTTGCTGAATTAAAGTAAATAAGACTTCTTGAGTATTACTTTTTGGTAATGGCAAATCATCGAAAATATCTAGCTGCTTCATAAATTTTATTTTAAAATTGTAAATTCAGTTTATCGTGTTTTTGATGGCAACTTCTACAACGAATGATGATATTTTTAACATCCCAACATTGTTCTGTTTTACCCTCTTCCTTTGCTCTTTTGACCGATATATCGTGAGAACAATCTAATCTAGTTCCTGAAGCATTTCGTCCACATTGTTCGCAAAAATTATAGTCATACTCATCAATTTGATTTTGCAAAACTTTTGCTTTAGCTTCTGTAATTTTCTTTTCAATCTGACTTTGTGTGAACTTTTCTCCAGTTGATGTTCTGTAACTATTCATTAAAATTTTACATCAATTGGTTGTTCTAAATCTTCGTTTGGTAATGGAATTGTGTACTGAAACATTTCCCAAGCTAACTGCCTTGCTGCTTCGTGATACTCTTCCTGACTAAATGTGGTATTCTTTGATGTTGACTTTGGCTTTCTAATAACATTTTTTGTAATTGGATTAATTGCCAATTCTCCAGTTTCGGTATCAACAACTACATCGAAATTCAGATTTCCTTTCAAAAAATCGTGTACCTCATCTATGGTCCAAATTTCTCCCCACTCCTGGCGAATTATATTTTTCCAATGTTCAACAATAACTCCCCAGTAATAGTTGTTTTGCTTATTGCTTCTTTTCTTGTAATATCTTTCGACGGTAACAGTTACTTTTTTTCCTTCGTAAACGCCAATAGCATTTACAATCAAGTCTCTGTTTTCAATAAACTTTCCGTTTTCGACTTCTGTCTGAACTGATATTTTTCTGGGAGTAATTGCCACTATTCAAATGCTTTTAGTCTTTGTTTTTTTCTTTTGATTGCTTCGGTTAATCTCTTTTCAAGCTTTGAAATATCAATGTCATTTCTTTCAATTTCCAAAACAAAAAGGCGTTTAGCTACATTTTTAAATCGAGGATCATAACTGATAAAAAACCAAGCCTTACGACCTGTGATATACATTGAGCCTTGAATTTGCCAGTAATACTTTGTACATTCTTTTTTGAAATTATCAAGTGTTAAGTTTTCCAAATAATGTAAATGCGTTTTACTGTCTGGACATTTGGTTTCAATTCCGAAATCCTTATCTATTAAACCATCAGGCGTACATCCTACATCTTTTGTCAGTTCAACATATTGTTGGTCATCTCCATAATTATGAACTTCAAAACCATACTTTTCAACGAACTTTTCTACAGCTTCAATCTCTGTGTCTTTTCCCCATTCAACAGAATGAGTTGAGAGTTGTCTGTTTTCGTTTGTTGTAACAACTTCAAGTACCTTCTCGGTCACATAGGTTATCGCACCATCAGGAAAAACATCCTTATCCTCATAACCCATCAACCTCACAAATTCAGATGCTGTAAACTTTCCTTTGCGTTGTTCCAGCCACTCATCCTCTTTGCCTTTTAGAGATTTGAGAACCTCAAAATCGAGGCTCTCAAATTCTTTTACTTCATTTTCTGAAAATTCAGGAAGTGTTACCATTATCCTAATTTTTCAACATCAAACAACATTGTAATTCCGTCAGTTGATTTGTTGTTTTTCTTACCTCTGTATGTGATTTGAACTGGTGTTTTAATCGGTAAGTTTTTTACTGATTCAACCAAAGTCATCTGACCTGAAATGAAACATTCCTTTTCTGAAATGAACACTCCACACTTAACAGCTTCTCCAGCTTCATTTGGAATATCTTTCATTCCCATAAAGAATACTTTTAGAGGTTTGTCTTTAAGTGCCGCCCAGTCATCTGATGACTTGTATTTTAAGTTCAAACTGAACTTTGGTTCTAAAGTTTGTAACGTTCCTAAACTCTCTGTGTCTGGAATAAAAAATGTTACTTCAGCTCCTGCTGCTTTTTCTACTTCTGTTGCCATAATTTCTAATGTTTATTGATTACTCGTGATTAATTAAATATTTGATTTTTTAGTGTTGAGAATTCGTTTAAAGCCATTTTTAAACAGATATGTGTTTCAATGCCTTGATGTAATTTGAATGAGAAAACAATCTCATCGTTAGAGTTTTTCAAACAAGCTCTACCGTTTATGTAATCTGAAATAGATAGGTTTTTTGAAGCAAGATTTTTAAATACTTTCTGAACTTCCTCTGATGTTGTTATGTCAACTTCCGGCTCTTCTTTAGTTTCAGAAGCCACCTCTTCTACTATAGGAGTAACAACTTCTTTAGCTTTCTCTTCTGCTTCGATTTCAGCTTTGCGTTTAGCTTCGGCATCGTCAATCGCTTTTTGCTTTGCATCCAACTCTTCCTGTCTTTTTGCATTAGCATCATCGATAGCTTTTTGTTTTGCCTCACGTTCCTCACGCTCTTTTCTATCAGCTTCTTCTTTCGCCTTTTTTTCGGCTTCAAATTCTGCTTTTTCTTTGGCTAGTCTTTCAGCTTCAATTCGTTGGTTTTCCTTTTCGGTAAGGACTTGGATTTTGTCTTCTAACTGTTGTTTAAGAAGCTGTACTTTTGAAGCAAATTGTAATTCAAATTCTTCAAATTGAGTAACATCAGTTTTCTCTAAATTTTCCTCAAAACTAATTTTAAAAGTTTCGATTCCTTGAAAAGTCATACTTTCAATAACTGATTTTGAAGTCAAATAGAAAGCATCAATTTTTGAAGCTATCAAATCCTTTCTCTCCTGGTCCTTTCTTTCCTTTTCAAGGCGTTCAGCTTCTTTTTGAGCTTCATATCTACGAACCTCTTCTTGTTGTTTATTTTCGTGCTCAAGAGTGATAGTAATAAGTTGACTACTAAAGTCACCTACTTTTGTTCGAAAATCTTTTAGTTTTGAAGCAATTAGTCTTTCTTGCTTTTCAATTGTAGTTCTTGCACTAACCAGTGTAGTTCTTGCTTTCTTTGCCTCTTCGTAAGTTTTATTATCTGTAATTGCAACAAAAGGATTTTCTTTTACGATAGCTTCTTGTTTTTCTTTCCAGCCTTGTAATTCTGGAAGCATTGAAACCTCTATGGTTTCTAAATTGAAAGGTTTTGCTTTACTCATTTTTCTAAAATTTGATTGTTATTGTATTTTCTCTATTAAAATTGTTACTATTACTCCAAAAATTCCACCGATTAAAAAGGCAATCATTACACCGATTAAAAAAAGTGAAAACACTCTATTGGTTCTTTCGTTGTCGTAATTCATGATGCTTTTTTTAATCGTTTATCGAATTGCTCACACTCGTATTGCCACCTCATTGCGAGGATAAACTCGTCAAAGAATTGTTTTTCTTCTCCTGCTAAATCGACATATTGTTTGCCGTTTACTAGCCATTTACCATCTTTTCTATTTATTACTATTTTCATAATGATTTCAATTTTTTGAAAGTTGATATTGTTTCTTCTGAATAGACTAGCTTTACTCTTCGGGTTACGTGTCCAAATTTGTTTCTTATCTCTGGCATTGGAAGTCTATTTAGATTGTCTTGGATTTCAATAAAGTGATGAAAACCACTTTCTTTGATTTGAACTACCTGCAAAAATTTTCCTGAAGGAGTTTTATAAACGTCTTTAATTTCGATGGACATTAATTATATATTTTGATTCTTGTTACTAAAATGATGTTTCCTTTTTTAGAATAATCTTGAGTTAAATTTGAAATTGGTTTTTCAAATGCTGGATCCGAAATGATTTCTTTTACTCGTTCTCTGAATTTTCTATTTAGTAGCATAGTCCGGGGATGTTAGGTTAAACAAGTCGGTCATTGTTAGTCCGTTTTGTGGATTCAAAAATCCTTGACGAACTCTTGATTTTGCTTTCAAATTGATTGCTCTTCCAACCATTCTTTCGATAGCAATTAGTTCTTTGATTCTTAGCAAAACTTTGAAATACTTTGCTGTTTTTGGATTTCCACTTTGTGTATAGTGAAAAGTGTTATTCGCTTCAAGCAGTAAATCATATCTGCTTTCTAAAGTTTTTAATCTTGTAGTTTTCATAAGTGTTTCCATAACTTGTTGTTTTTTATGTCACTAATTACTGTTTTACTAATTCCATAAATAACAGCTAAATCTTTTTGTTTTAAACTGCTATTTCTGATTTCTAAAACTTGACTTTTAGTAAGTTTAGATTGATGGTGCTTTTCACCTTTTAAAGATTGGCTTAGTCCATTTTTCCAAGAATGATGGATATTTTCTTTTGGAGAATTCCATTCTAAATTTTCTGCTCGATTGTCGGTTTTGATTCCGTTTATGTGATTTACATAAGATTTGTTATCAGGATTTGAAACGAAATGGGATGCAACAATTCTGTGTATTGTTAGATTTTTTAAAATTCCATTTTTACTCAACTTTATCATTAAATAGCCTTCATTTGATATTGAAGCCTTTAAAATTCTTTGTGTTTTGTAGTTTGAACTTCTTACTAATCCAGTGATGCTTACTTCATAGGTTTGATAACCATCAATTATTTTCCAATTTTCTACTTTTTGTATTGAATTTTCCATACTTTTGTTGTCTCTAAAAGTTTTTAGTTATTTACTCGGTAACTGAAATTTGATTGTATTAAGGCACTCTAACCAGTGCCTTTTTCTATTTTGTCAAACTACCAATAATGTCAAGTTTTTGTTTTTCTGTGAGAACATTTGATAATTTACCCCGAGGGGCGGAGTTAACGGCTCCCAATTCCGCTAACTCCAATTCTAAGTATCTCTTACGGCTTGTAATCGAACTTAATCCTTGTATAAAAAGCTGCTCCTGAGTTTCTAACTCTCTTGCCTCTCTTTTTATGAATGCTATTTTTTGAAGTCTATTCATTTTTCTAATTATTAGAAAGTGATTTATGAATTAGCTCCTCTTCGAAAATGTCCTTTTCTTTTAACCCCGTGCTTTTGTAGAATTTTACGGCAGCATATTTTGTCAAGTTGTCTGAATTATTTGTGCCTAAAATTTCTACATTCCTTTCAGTAACTCCTAATGCAAGAGCCGTATATTGACGGAACTCTCTGTCATTTTTGATTTTTTCTAAGATTAATTGTGATACTTTCATTTTATTTACCTAATTTCGTTCGTAATTATTTACAAATATACAAAGTATTTACTAAGTACCAAATTATATACTAAGTTTTTTCTAATTTTTTATAAAATAATTTTTGCAACAATGAATGCTTCTGATAATCAAAAAGATATGAATTTTAAAAAACTCACCTTTTTACTTGAAAAGTTGAATTTGGAATTTCCTATTGCTGATTTATCAAGAAAAACAGGTTATTCAGAAGGGACGATAAGTCCTTATGTAAATGGAAAAATCAAACCTTCATCTAAGTTTTTACAAACTATTATAGATAAGTTTGATGTCAATTTAGACGGTTTTGAAGATTTAAATTATAAGCAACCAAATGTCTTATCTATAATTTCAGAGCCTACAGAAGATTACGGATTGAAAAAGGAAAATTTAGAGTTGAAGAAAGAAATACAATTTAAAGATGAGCAAATTGTATTTTACAAAGACAAAATAGAATTTCTGGAAAATAAAATATATGACCTTGAATTAGGGCATCAAAAAAAACAAAACGGCACAAGTTAAATGTGGTGTGGATTAATCAATTAAAATTATCGTTGTAAATTAAGTAATCAATTAAACAAATATATTATGAGTGGAACAGGAATATTATTATTAGGATTATTTGGAGTAATTATTTGTGGTTTAATCTATTTTTTACCAACAATAATCGCAAAAAAAAGAAAAAATCAAAATCAAAACACGGTATTCATTATAAATCTATTTTTAGGATGGACTTTAGTGGGTTGGCTAATTGCTTTAATGAGAGCCTTATCGGATACTCAAGCTGTAATTCTTTATACAACACCACAAAAAACAACCGCTTCAAGTGAATTAATGGAATTGAAAACACTAATGGATAGTGGAGCTATAACTCAAGAAGAATTTAATACTCAAAAGAAACGATTGTTAAAGTAAAATGAACGTTCCGGACAAAAATATTATGCACTTAATTGATCTTTTGATATTTCAAAAGCAAATTTCGTATGTAAAAGATTTTTGCAAAGAGATAGGAATGCAAGAGCAAACAATTTCAAAAATTAAAAAAGGCACTAATCATTTTACAGTATCGCAAATTGAAACTATTTGTAAAAAGTATAAAGTCAATGCCAACTGGGTTTTTGGCGTTCAAAAAAACATCTTTAATATTCCTTAACCCAAATAAATAAAGGAGTTACCATAAAAGGTTTACCGGCAACCCCAATAAATTCAAAAAACATAAAAAAGTAATGAATATGACTAAAAACAAATAATCAATAGCCTGATTTTACAGTAATTACAATAGGATAAAAGGGTAGTTTTCGTTTTCATAACCCTGAGGTCCCGAGTTCAAATCTCGGTCTCGCTACAAATTAAAACAATCGTTAAGCCCACTCCCAACAAGGGTTTAACGATTTTAATAAAAAATCTTACGGCTTGTAATTACTTAAATCGGCAACCCTACCGACAACCCT